CTTCTTGACTGGATTGTATATTACTTTGTTGTTTCTGTGCAACAGGTTTAGGGTCTACTAAATTTGTAATCGTTTGTTTACGATTTTGGGCATCATCTTTTAATGCCTGTATGCGTTTTTCTTCTGCTTTGCGCAGTTTTTTCTGTATGGCTTTGTAACGCTTTAGCTCTTCTCTTGTCCATGGCGCATCATCGCCACCCTGTTTTTCAGGGGTAGGCGGAATAATAACGATTTGAAACGCATTATTCTGAAATGCGGTAGATTGAAAAGCTGTTTGAAACATTAGAATGTTCCGCCAGAAACGCCTACAAATTTAGTTGCTGTAATGGTTGTTCCAGTAATTGCAGCAGGGGTTGTGCCACCGATTGCTGGTGGGCTAGACAAATCCAATGACCCACCCAAAGTCAAGCTACCGATAGATGTTACTGTTCCACTTAGGGAAATCCCTGATACTGTTCCTGTGCCACTTACGCTAGTTACAGTTCCACCTGATGATGGGCTTGTATTGGTAACAGTAAAGTTAGGGTAAGTCCCAGTAACGCTAATGCCAGTTCCGCTTGCAATCGCTACAGTTTGGTCTGGCGCTGTGTTTGTGACAGTTACTGCGCCTGTAGAACCGCTTACGCTAATACCTGTGCCAGCTACAGCAGAAGTAACACCTGTATTGGTAATGCTTGTTCCTGTCCCATTTTGGGATACAGAAATACCAGTAGAAGCTGTAATTCTTTGAGTTACAGATACTCGAATTTGAACTGACCCTGAACCTCCTGAACCAGCATTAGTTACCGCACATACAGTTACGATTGGGCCACTTGTAGGATAGGTTTTAGTTAATCCACCAGTATTGGCAGAATCATAATAAAGAACATCGCCATCAACAAAGGCTGAAGTATCAAACCCTTTTAAACTTCCAGTTACTTGAATTAGTCCAAAGCCATTAGTTGCAATGCTTTCTGCGGCTAAACCAACAATATATTGACCATTAGTTACACCTGTTGAAGGTGCGGCAGTAATGACTGAACTAGCACCAACAACACCAGTAAACATACATAACTGGCCTTTAGTGATGGTTGAAGTAGCTTTTACATAAATGTAGGTATCTTCGCCAATACGCTGAATCACATTACCGCCAGCCATGCCAATGCCAAGCGTATTGTTTCCATCCCAGCCTAATTGACCCTCTGTCAGAGTAGTAGCATAGGTAGTATCAAAATCTACATAGTTAATGTTAGAAATTGAAGGTGCGCCAGCAATTACACCTGTGTCAGAAACTGTTACAACGCTATTTTGAATGAGTTTGCCAGTTGTTGTATCAAATCTAGCAATGGCGTTATCTGTTGCAGAAGATGGGCCAACTACATCGCCACCTAAAGATGGGGAAGTGTTTGTAATGGTGAAATTAGGGTAAGTTCCACTTGTAGATATTCCAGTTCCAGCAGTCAATGAAACTGTTTGGTCTGGTGCGCTATTTGTTATAACTCCTGATGTGCTGTTATAACTTATTCCTGTGCCAGCGCTTACTGCGTTTCTAGCCCTAGCGTCTGTGTAATAAAGGTTTGTGCCTTCAGCAATATCAGTAGTTGTTAAAACAACTGTGCCTGTATAGCCGTTTACGCTTGTAACAGCATCAGTATTGTCAATCTTTTGCCAAACTGTGCCATTAAACACAGCCAGGTCGCCAACTTGCCAATCGGTGATGCCATCTAAATTAGTTGTTCCTGCAACGCTTACAACATAGTAATAACCCTTCGTTCCAACTGAAGATGTAAGTGTTGGGGTATTTGTGCTTGCGTTCCAAGAACCTTGATAGTTTAACCCACCAATGATGCTTGCAGGTATCTGACTAAGTGGAACTGTGCCACCAGAATCAAGGGTTGCTACGCCATTTGCAACACCTTCAGCAGAAGTAGGTATATATCCTGATACAGTTGCACCGCTAATTGAACCACCAGTAATAGTGACATTATTGGAGTTTTGCGTAGACATTGTTCCCAAACCAGTAATGTCAGTATTGGGAATCGTAGAACTAGCAGTCATTGTGCTAGTGCCATTGCCTTTAACATAGCCTGTTAGCGTAGATGCGCCTGTGCCTCCGTTTGCAGGAGGAACTGTGCCTGTCAATACATGGGTATCATTCCAATCACTTGGGCGGATTAATGACGAGTCATCTCCGTCAGGTATTGTGGAAACCTTACTATGGGTGACTGTAATAGCCATTATTGAACTCCGATAATTTTGCCGTCAGCGCCTCGAATTACTTGTTTAGGGCGGTTATGTTGAGCATTAATTGTATCTACTAAAGCACTGATTGCTTGTGCCATTTGAGCATTTCCTTGACCAATAGCGTTAGCAATCGGTTGCATTGGATGTTCCATTGCTTTAGCTGCTTCTTCTTCTGACATATAGGCTTGTGCGCCATCAGAATCTTCAGCGCCGATACGAGCAACTTCAATCTTTGCACCATTGTTGATGTGAGCCAATAAAACTTGGGTATTTCTCTCAGTCATCATCTTCATCTGCGCAACTTTGAGTTCCATTTCTCTATCCATAGCATTACGCTGTTCTTCAAGTTGGAATTTAAGCTGATTTTCTTGTGCTTGATACTCTTGCTTGGCTTTTTCAAGCTGCATTTGATTCTGCATCTTTAACTGCTCAAGTTGAGCTTGCATTTGAATTTGTTGTAGCTTAGCTTGGTTATCCATCTGTGCTTTTTGAATTTCAACAGGTGGTTGAGGTGGTTGCGTTTGTGCTTGCTGTGCTTTTTCACGTAATTTATCAGCAGTTTCGTCAATAATTCCTTCAAGTTGCTTACCAGCCTTAAACGCAGTTACGCTAAATTTAAGCATTTCTACAGCCATTGGGGCTAATTCTGGAACTTGTGTGACCATTGGCACAGCTTGTTGCAAGAAACCACCTACAGCAGCCAAGAAAGCGGTTCTATCAGCCTTTTCTTGCTGTTCATCTTGGTAAATCATTGAGTCAGAAGTGACTTCAATACGGAAATTCTTAGATGCTTCGTTGCGTAGCAGTTCCAAAGCCTGTGGAATTAGCTGTTGGTCTTGTGGACTTAGCTGTTGTGCGCCAGAAATTTGAATAATCGTTTCATCTGTGAAATGCTGGCAGATAATTTGGGCTTTAATTTGCAATAAAGAGGTAGCAAAATCCACAACTGCGTGTTGCATGGTCTTTAAGCGACCAGCAGCATTGTTAGATTTGATGATTTGTGCGCCCAATGTTTCATTAGGGTCAGTCTGACCACGCTGAATATCGGCAATACCCATCAATTCATAGATTTGAGCCTTAACTTGTTCCATTGCTTGATAGCATTGCTGTAATGCTTGAGCAAATGGGGCAATATCCACAAGGTCAATAGCACCTTTCATGCCTTGTTTTTCGGCAAATGCCATCCAGTTTGATACTGGAATCAAGGTATTGTTTTCGCCTTCTGAGAATAAACGCTGTAATTCAACTGTAGAAGCGTCATAAACACCACGCACTTTCAATGCGTTAATCAATCCTTCAATGCGGTCTGATAATGTGTCTAATTCTCTTGCCTGGTCTTGGTAGATAACAAAGTCAGGAATTGGCTCAAGGCTGTCAGTTGTGAGCGTAGAATAGAGAGGCTTTGGGCAAGGCCAAAAGTTCTCCAAACCCAATGGGTCATCTCGTTCATCCAGTATCTTTCCGAGGGACTTAGATAGCCACAATACTTTTCCTGTTTCTTTGTCCCAGATTTCATAGATTACTGCCTCATATACGCCATCGGTTTGCTTGTAGGTATTGCTGTTGTTGTCAGGTTTTGTATCCAAAGGAATGGCATAGCCTAAATCTTCACCAAAGCGTTCTACAAGAGCAGGGCGAGTCATATAAACCCTACGCCATACTGCGGTTACTTCTTCCCAAGTTCTAGCAATGGTGTGTCCAAAGTCTTTCCAATGCACATAATCTACAGGTGCGCACTCATATTCAATGCGTTCTTGGTTTTCAATTTCTGTAGCATCTTCGGTTTCGGCTTCGTCTGAATCTTCAGTAACTTGGTATCCATCGTCAGGTGCGCCATCAGCTTCGCCTGATTTTTCACCAACAATATGTGGCTCATAACGCACCCAACTAACGCCACGACCACCCAATAAGCGGTCTAGCACAGCGTTATTCATTGCGGATTTGTAGTCGCCATAATGCTCAATCTCGAACTCTAAGGCTCGTTCAAGCATCATTGAGGCTACACGCCCTATTGGGTCATTGTCCCTAAACCTACGGCTAACATCAGGTCTAGGCAGTCTTGCAAAGATAGCTGGCTGAATAGTCTGAACATTTGACCAGAGAATGTTAAATCTCGCATTAGGATTTCTGTCGTATCTTGAATCATCTTTATATCGTTTTACAATGCGGTCTGCTCGTTGTTCCCAACGCTTGTAAGTGCGTTCATATCCTACGATTGTTTTATACCAATCCTCGTATGAGTGATTAACTGTGCCTTGGTCGTTTGCCATCAAATTCTCCTATTCACTACCTGTTTTGTGTCTTTCCACAATTCATTAAGTGATACATCTGTCTGACCCACAGTAAGTCCCCTAATTGGGTCATCTTTGTGGGCAATCTTTGCTTCATCTTTCCAGACGATTGAGAGGTATCTAAATGCGTCTGCGCCATGAGAAGTCCAATCATGTCTAGGTTTATCCCTAAATACTTTCTTGTCCTCGTCATATTCACGCTGGTATTGCCGTAAACATTCAATGCCATCTTCGCACTTATGGTCAAACCAAGTCCTAGTCAAAGCTAAACGACTTGCTTGTATTCCGTCTTGAAGTGACAAATTTGGCACAATTTTTAGATATTTTAACGGAATTTTGTCAGAAAGTTGCTCAATTACTGACTTATTTGATGCAAGTGTTTTTGCCCTTGCGTCATGTGGAAGATAATGAAAGCCATAGTGATAGCCTCGTTCTCTCTCTCGAGATTGAATTACACCAGCATAAAACGCTACTGGCTGACCATTGGAATAGTGGTAATCAAGACAGCGTATTTCGCCATGAACCACTTGAAAGAACCATATAGCTGTGTCGTCTGAATAACCCAAGTCCCATGCGGTGTGAACTGGGAACATAGGGTCGTATTCAATATCAAGGATTCTGCCTTGGTCTGTAAGCTGGCGCATTTCTTTACCGTAGTAAGCGCCAAGGATTGCAGATTCAAAGTCACACTCAAACTCTTGTAAATATTGGTCTTGAGTCATTACGCTGGCAGCATCACGCAATTCTTCTGCGGAAATTAGCCCAGTCTGACTAGCCCTTAAGGTTTTGGCATACCAATCACTAGACTTGGTGGCGTTGTTATAAATGTCCCAGAAGGCGTTATGACCCTTAGGCGTTCCAATGAAAACTGCCCAACCGAGTCTGTCTGATAACAAAGGCCGAATAATCTCACCCCAAATACGAGGGCGCATATCTGCATACTCATCTAGGACAATCCCATCAAGGTATAAACCTCGTAAAGAGTCAGCATTATCAGCACCAAACAACCTAATCCTTGCGCCATTTATTAATTCCACCCATAGTTCTGATTGATTAGCTTTAGCCATTACTGGCTTACTAAATCTTAATAGGTAGTCCCAGGCGATATTTTTAGCTTGGCTGTAATATGGTGCAACATAAGCGTATCTGCCATCTTCTTTGCCCTCAATTAGTGCTTTGTAAATGAGTTCATTGATGCAAGATACTGTCTTTCCGCAGCGCCTGTGGGCCACTATGACAGCCCACCTTTGTTGGCGTTCATGAAAGTCTAGGAATACATCTCTAGGCTTGTAGTCTAGTTCTACTTCTTGGACTATTTCTTCCAAGACACCACCATGCGTTGAGGTGCTTTTTCATCGCCTACTACTTCAGTTCTTGCAAGTTTAGGCACAGCGTATTCCACCATATTCTGAACAATGTCACAGGCTTTGCCAGGATTAGGTGGCACAATCCATTTTCCAGTTAAATCGTCATAAACCCCATCAGCAGTCGTTTGTAGCCACGATTGTAAATATGGTAGGTTAGCATCAAGTAATGCTTTAACAGCCTCTCTAGCCTCCTGAGTGACCTTATTAGGCGTTCCTGCTACCCTTCCGCCTGTCTTTTTTCTAGTTTTTTCTACTTTAGATTCCATATAAACACAAGTGATTGATTTATAAGGCTTTTAGTATATCACGCTATATCAGGGTCATGTATCTTATTCATTGCTTTTGCAAGCATTTCTTTGCGCTTCATGCGCTTGTTTTCCTTCTCTTGTAGCACATTGTATTTATTGGCTACATTGAGTTCAGGTTTCTTGGTGTCTTTGCGCCCAATTACGCTTGGCAATGTGGCAGCCATTATTCAGCCTCACGCTTGCCTAAAAAACGACCATAAGCCTCTTCAAGTTTGGCTTTGCGCTTGCCTTTGGCGTTATCACGTTCTACATTCAGCGCAATCGCAACTGCCTGTTTTTTAGGCTTACCAGCCTTCATTTCGGCTTTGATGTTTTTTCCCACAGATTGAGCAGAGCCAGATTTATCTAAAGGCATGATAGTTCCTTATTTGAGGTATTTAAGTTTGTAAATAGTTGAATCAATTAACTGTTGTATTTCTGCAACAATATTAACCAATTCTTGTTCTTTAGGCAAATCGCTATTTGCGTCTGCAACAAAATTTTTCAATGATTCCAAATACTTAAGTGGTTCTTGTGGCTGATGATAAGTGCTAGGAAATTTTTTAATCTGTTCATAACAACCCATGTAGGCTTCTACATAGTCATCTACAAGCCCAACGATTTCGTCATAGAACTTGCCCAAAGCCTTATGCTGTGAGTAAGAATTAGTTGTCCAATGAAAGAAATGGGTATTTGTAGCGCTATGCAAAAGAGTAGCAGCAAACAAAGCGACATTTTCTGTTTCATTCATGGTAAATCCTT